TCATCCCTCCCCCCTCCCCGAGCTTCTGATAGCGGCAGCGGCTCGGCTTTTCGGCCATTCTTCGTCTGGGCTGTTAAGCGCACCACTGGCATCGACGGCGTTGAAGCCCTCCCAGAAGGCGTCTTTCACCAGCGGGGCCGAATGCTCTATGGCGGCTTGATAGCCATCGGTGAAGATGGCCAACATCTCGGCGCTGGAAGGATCTTCAGCGCTGCGGCCGTATTTCGCTTCGAATGCTTGTTTGATGGTGGTCATGCAATTCTCCTGATGGCCCCAGCTCATTTCGTCTCCCTGATCTCGGCAGCGAAGTCATCGCATACCTCTGTGTGAGGCCATCCCCAGCCGTCGCAGGCCTCACATACCTTCGCCGCCCGCTCAGTAGCGGCGTCCCAGACGGCTTGCATTGCGGTGCGGAGTTGGTCGGCGGTGTGAAGTGGCTCTCGGTCGTTCCCAGGAGAGAGATACAGGTCGCAGTGGTAATAGCGATCACGATATGCCACGGGCTCCGGCATCATCTCCTCGAACGCTCGCTGTGCATCTGGGTGGGTCATGCTGGTTCCTTGGTAGCGCTGCCAAGCATGGTCACGATCTCGACACCCTGGTGTTGAGCGCGCAGCGTCACCTCGCCCCCCAGTTGCTTCACGAGGTCGGCGGCAATGTCTTCCTGAAAGCCCTGCGGCCACTCGGCGCACACCTCTTTGATGCGCTCGACCATGATCCGCTCGACAGAGCGGACCTCCAGGCCATAGATGATCTGATCGCCGTCGCTCGGGCAGGTGGCGGCGAACACATAGCGGTAGACGTTCAAAACAGTTCTCCTGGGGCAAGCGGTTGTTGCTCTGGAACCATGAAGGTCCAGCGGGCTGGGGCGTTCTGGGATTCGATCCGCGAGCGCATGACCTGCGCGCGGGCCTCCTTGGTGGGCGGCGAGTAGGTGCCGCGCCATGCTTGGTCGATGCCGATGTTTCGGCCGATGTTGGTGCTGTCGGCACTGGCGAAGGGCAGGCGCGAGAACACCTCGGGGTTGAGCATCCGAAGACCGTGCAGCTTGCACAGCGGGCGCCCTTCGTCATCGCAGACCACACGCAGCGCGCGGGCCATCTGGCCCCACCATGCCGCCGTGCCGATGGTGGCGAACTCGCCCGAGCTGCCAATGCAGACGCGCGGCCAGCTTGCGGCAAGGCGCTCCAGCCGATCGAGGCTTTCGTGCATGTGCCAGACGGGCGCACCGAACCACTTGGGCAGCGGCCACTCGGCCAGCAGTGCATCGTTCGCGGCCTCGTCGCCGTCGATAACGTCAGGCACTACCGCGAAATCGCAAGCGGGAATCAGCTTGCACTGCGCGGCCCAGTCGTAGAAGGGCGCCCAGTTCTGAACCGGCTTTCCCTGCTTCCAGGCGGTGAATGCGCCGTTGTCGATGGCGAACGACTGACAAACCTCGGCAGCAAGCGCTAGATTGCGCGGCTCGGCGAAGCTCACGAAACCGTGGCCGGCCGACAGCACGCAGGCGGCTGCTGTCTCCGGTGTGATGGGGAGGCCGTGGTAATGGATCACGTCTCTCTCCTCTGTGCATCGATGGCTGCGGCAGCGCGGAAGCGCGCCATGATTCGCTTTGAAAGCCTTGCATGCACGCGCACGAGTCGCTCGTCTCCGCTCCAGTGATAGCCGGGGTCGTAGCACATGCCGTTCTCGTATGCAGCCCTTTCGGTGGGGTACTTGCGAGCGAGCATGGCGCCGGCCTCGGCGTTTGCTGCAGCGCGGGCAGTGAGGTAGTCGCGGCCTTTCGTTGGTGCGCGAAACACCGGTCGCTGAATCAGTTGGATCGCACTCACCTTGCACCATCCTTTCCATCTGCAGCTAGGGCGGCGCGAGCGGCATCGATTGCCCTGCGAATGTCGTAGCTCACGGCGCCGTGGAAGCCGCCAACCTGAAACTTCCAGGCAAGGCCGGCCGGGAGAATTTCCACCGTTGCGCCACGCGCTTGGAGGTGATCCAGTCGTCGCGAATCAGCCCGCAGCCTCTCTACCTCTGCCCGCAGTTCGGCGAGCTGGGATTCGGCGTCGGAGAGGCGCACCACAGGCATGCTGATGCAGTCAGCGTCACTACCATCGGGATCGCTTGGATAGACCGGGTCTTGGCAAACGCAGTCGTCGCCGTCCCAGACTGGCATCTCATCTTTCGTCGCGCGCAGGTACGCGATCACGGGCATCTCTGCTGCCTGCGATGGGGTGGGGGTGTCAGACATTGAACTCCCCCGTCTTCGGCTGAGCGCTCGCGAGAGCGGCGGCAAGGTCATCGCGCGCCAGATTGCGGCGGCGTCTCAGAGTGAAGTAGTCCTCACCGTTGATTCCTTGGAATTCGCGGTTGTCGAGTGCGTCCTGCGCTTCAAGGAAGTCCACGACAGCATCCGTCAGCGCCTCCCCCTGCTGCACTGCTGCCGAGAGGGCTGGGGTCGCTGCAAGGGCGAGTTTTGCGACAGACCCATCTTCCACGGTGGCGGTGTTGGATGAGTCCTCGTAGAAGTTGGCCGGCTCGCCGCTCACGGTGTCCCATTCGTTAGCGTCGTGCATCGTGAAGTGGTTGCCGTCCGCGTAGAACTGCAGGGCCTCGCGGAGGTTGCGGTTCTCGTCGTGCAGAACCGCTGTCTTCTCCCTCTCCCAGCGCAGCATCGTGCGGATAGCCGCGTCCTGAGCCTTTGCATGCTCTTGTTCCCTCGCCTCTTGTGCCGATGCCGGGGCGGCGAGGGCTCGGGTGTTCCAGTGACGTGCGCCGCCGCTGAATACCTGCCCGACGATGCTGCAATCATCGTTGCTGCACCAAACGCCGAGCATCTTGTCTTCCTGAGGGGCTGTGCCGCAGAACGGGCACGGCAACAGCGTCTCTGCTCCCCCTTGGGAGCGGGTGTTGGTGGGGGTGGTGGTCATGGATGGTCCTTGCGCTGGGCGATGGCGCTCCAGTCGTGGGCGCTCTGGTGCCGATGCCGGGGCGGCGACTCGCCATCCGATTTCGGGACACTCCATGATGAAGTCCTCGAAGCCGACGACGGCCATCTGCGACTCACAGGTTCTGAAGTTGTCTCGCCATACTGCGCCGTCACGGATGAAGTAATCGAAGCGGTCAACGGGGGCAGCTTCGCCGGTTGCCTTTACGAAGAATTCGATCTTGACTTCCCTTTGGGGATAGGTTTTTGCGGCTGTGGTCATCGCTGGCCTTTCAATGCGGCTAGGTGGCGTGCAGCTCCTTCCACGCGATCCCACTCTTGGCAGTGGTACGAGCAGAAGGGCTTGTAGCGCTGGTACTGGGCTTGGGCGCCTTGGTTCTGGCGGATCAGCTTTCCGCAGTTCTTGCGCGCGCACCGGTCGCGGAGGTCGAGAGTTCTAGACATTGCCACCTTCCCCACCCGCCTGTACTGCTTGCGGAGCGGCAGCTAGCATCTCGCGGTACACGTCTTGGGACGGCAGCGGCCATGTCTTCTTGTTTCCGGCCTTGACCATTGCCTCGGTCGGCTCCTTCGGCACCCACTGCCACCCGCTTTCTGCTGGGGCGCTAGAGGGCGAGGAGGCGAGGGCTGCAGCGATGTGCTCCAGTACGGCGGCTTTCGAGTAGTAGTTGTTGATGCCGCTTTCGTCCTGCACGTCGGCCAGACCTTCATCTAGGAAAACTTCCGGGTCCAATTCACGAGCAGTCCCCGTCTTCTCGCCGTGGTGCCACAGGAACGCACAGTAGGCCGCCACGTCGCGCGGGTCACCCTTGGCGACGTGCTCCAACAGCTTGGCCCGGCATTCATCCATCCAATCGGCTCGCTTCCAGCCATTGCTGTAGCCGTACTTCTTTTCGGCTGCGGCCAGCTTCTCGGCCAATGCACGAGAGAACTGCGCCACCAAGTCGCAGGTTTCCGGATGCAGTTCCAAGGCGGCCGCAGAGGGTGCAGGCAGTGCGGCAGCGAACATGCGCCACGTTGGCAGATGAGTGGCGACCTGTTCGTCGGTGATCGGCGTCGGGCTCGCCACTCGTGCTGCGGCAATCACCTGCTCATCGCTCGGAAGCCATGTCATCGGCTGTGCGATAGAAGGGCGGCAGGTGCATTCCGGCTCGCCGTCGCAGCTTTCGCAGCCGTGGATGACGCGTTGTGAATTGATGTGGTTGGTCATGACTTCCTTCTCCTTGCAAGTTCGCCCAATGTCGGCACACGGCCATTTGGGTATGGATTGGGGCGCGAGTAGTAGCCGCCACGCCCGTCGAAAGAGCTTCCGTAGCGTTCCCAGTGCTCACGTCGCTCTATCTCTTCGCGCAACTGCCGCTCACGCTGCTGTTGCCTCCACCATTCGGCGCTCATGCTTCACCTGCTTTCGGCTGCGCTACCTCTGCGGCCTTGGCGCGCTCGTTCAAAGCGCTGCGCAGTTGATCGGCTTCCATCGGGGTCAGCACGTTCTCAGACACCGAGGTCGGGCCTTCGATGGTGATGCGAATGGCATTGCCGAGCTCGTTGGTGAAGGAACGGGAGACGATTTCCCCGTTGATGTCCACTCCGAAGATGCCCATCATCCGGTCGCGCTCCTCAGCGCTGCGAGCGATCAAGATCTCTCGGCCGTCCTGCAGAGAGACCCAGCCGGGCAAATGACCGTGCCCGCTGCATGAGGCGGCTGTGCGCAGGCTGGCGGCATTGAGTGCGCTGACAACATCGGCAATCTCTGGGTCACACCAGACTGTCGGCGTACCGGCGTCGTCTCGCTCCAGTACGACCATTTTGGCTTCGCGCTCCGGTTCTGCGGCTAGGGTGCTCGCTGTTGGTGCTTCGGGGCGGGATGCGAGTGGATAGTTGCCCGAAGTGCAGGCCATCAGGTCATCGAAGCTCGGGCCGGGCAAGCGTCCGCGCAGTTCGCGGTTCTCGTGCTCCAGTTGTTCGACCTTCTCCTGAGACCAGCGCAGCCGCGTGCGCAAACTGTCCTCCACAGAAATAACGGGCTCCTGCTCGCGCGCATCGATAGCGGCCCCAGGTGCGGCGAACCAGTCACGCAATTCTTCGCAGTGATCCGGGCCAAAGGCATTCATCGCTCGCGCAATGCATTTGGCCTCGAAGCGGCGGCCTCGCTCAAAGTCGCCAGCCTTGTCTGCTGTTTCGTCAGCCGTCTGATCGGTCAACGAGAAGACATTTCGGATGCACGCATTCCAGCCTGCCCGCACGGCCACCGCCCCGGCCGGCTCTTTGCTGGGGGTGGTGAGGGAGGCGCTGGGAACGGAGGGGGCGGGAGCAGTGAGATGCAAGCTCTGCAGACGGCGCAGCCTAAGATCTGCGTTCGCCATTGCCAAAGTGGCACTCGCATCTGTCAGTCCAAGGGTCTTGTTCAGATTGGCGAGCACAGCCTCGTCGAACTCGGACGCTGGCACCAGCGGAGAGGCGAGTGCTGCCTGAATGTTCTCCAAAGCTTTCAGAGCATCAGCACGAGCGAAAGACGCAGGGTAGCCTCGCAGTACCGAGCGGACGAGTTCCAGATCCTCCGCCACCGCTCCAGGATCTGCGGGGGGAAGATCCGCACGGATGTATTTGATCCCGCAACTCGTGGCGTTGTCCTCACTCCACGTCACCTCGGAGAGGTTGCGGAAGGTCGCGTCATCGGTCAGCGCTTCGAGGTTTTCGCCGAGGTCGAGCCAAATATTCTCGGGCGCACTCTCGATGAGCTTGCGGATGTCTGCCGCAGTATTGAGCATTTCTTCATCGGGCTCTGCTGCGCTCTTGTCGCTCATCCCATGCGTGAACCTTGCTGCGGTTTCGCTGGCAGACTTGTCATCTTGAGGCAGGGCTGCGCTCTTGTCGGTAGAGGTCATGCTTGGACTCCGGTGGTGCTGTCCTTGAAAGCGCGGACACGCTCAAGCGCCCGCGCCGCGATGCCGATGAATTCCCACGCACGTCGCGCATGCCAGTCACGCATGCCTTCTTCGCTCTCCTGGCCGCTGCCGGACATGCCGGCCAATGCGATGTGTTCCAAGGCGTCGATGGCGAGTTCCAGCGCCACGGTCTTCGCTTCCTGACTGCCAGACTTCGGCGCCTGGCTCGTATCAACCAGCATGCAACTTTCTCCTGCGGGGATTTGGGGAGTGGGGGTGGGGTGCATCACGACACCACCAGTCGTTGAGCAACGGTCAGACGCGCTCCAGGCACTTCAATGCCGGCCTTGATTGCGCCCTTGATAGCAGTCTTGTCCGGCTCAGGCGGTGGGGGCGCGGGCTGCGTCATGAACTCGGACGGCACCAGACTCGTATCGAAGATGTCCACTGCTGGCGGGTTGTCTTGCAGCTTGATCTTGAACAGCGGGCTCTCCAGCTTCGTGATGCCGGCCGCGATCATGTTGCGCTTCAGGTATTCGCGCAGTGCCGCAGCTGCGGTTTGGCGCTGCTTCTTGAGCTTCGTCAGTCGCTCGATCTCGGCGTCAATCGCAGGAACATGCATCTCCATAGTGCGGGCGACCATTTCCACGCCGCATGCCTTCTCGGCGATGGCCTCGGTGAGGCCCGATCCTTCGATGGTGTCGGCGATGGTCTGGGCGTCGAAATCGCCGTCAGCCAAGGTGTTCATGAGGGCGAGGTATTCGCCAGTCAAGGTATAGAGAGCGACGGAAGTCATGCGGGTTCTCCTTGAGGCCATACGGCGGTGAGTGCTTGTTGGGTCTTTGCGGGCAGAAGCGCCCAAACGGAATCCCTCAGGGGCTCATCCCATCCAGCCATCGCCGCCGCCGCTCCTGTGGCATCGCCAGCCGTCACGCCAGCCGTGATGCGTTGCGCACGAGCCTTGGGGCTGTCATCTTTGGCGTTAGGCGCCTTTCGGCCAGCAACTTCATGCGTCGTTGCGTCGGCGTCGTTATCGCCTTCGGTCGGGATGGCGAACGCCTGCATGGCGGCGTACTTGTAGGCAGCACTCATGGCCTTGTTGGTGGCTTTGTCGCCGCTGTCCATGGCCTCGCCAAAGGTCTTGACGGTGTGCTTGCTTCCATCTTCGGCACACACGAAGTCGAACTCAGCTTCGACGGTCACATAAAACAGCGTGCCGCCCTTGCTGGTCTGGTGTTGATCGACGGTACGCGCCAAGACACGCGGCAAAATGCAGAGGCCGTTCTCGGCAAGCAGCGGGCTCAGGGTGTTGTAGACATCATCGATCCCGCGGAAGTTGTAGCCCTGCTGCTGGTTGCGATTTGCCTTGCTGATGCCGACTTTTGCGAGCGCTGCTTGGACTGAGTTGATGGCTTTGTAGACTTGCATTGCTGACCTTCAAAGAAGTTGAGTGCTGCACGCTCTGCGGCGCGTGCCTGAATGGATTCGTGGCCGTACAGGTGGCAGGCCTCGTCGTATTCCTGCTGCAGGGCGGCAGCGGTGTCGTTGCTCATGCATGCATCCCGGTGAGTTCGTTCTCGGCCAGCTGCGCGAGACGCTGGGCGCGCTTCTCGGGGCCGCCGGCGTCGAGCAGGAGGTCGATGGCGATGAAGACTTGTTCGTCGCTCATTCGCACGTCGATGCCCAGCGAGCGAGTGCCGTAGTTCGCGGCGATTTCGGGGTCGATGCGGTTGATGCATTCGACGTTCAGGGAAACTGCGTTGCTCATGATGTTCAGCCTCGAAAGTGGAAGTGCACGCCCAGCGCGATGAGCAGGACGGCGATGAAGAGGAGCCCGAGGGTTCGGAAGCAGCCATTGGCGCGCTCGATGTCTTGGCGCTCGTCGGCCTCGGCGATCTCGTCGGACGTGGGCATGCGGAAATCCGCGTCGGTCGGGGTGAAGGGGTAGGGCTTCATGGCGCAGCCTTGGCGATGGTCAGCAGGCCCACCAGTTCATCCAGCCACTCGACGGCTAGCTTGCTTTGCTGATTCGTCTCGGGCGTATCGCCTTTGCGGATGCCCATGAACCAGACCTCGGCCGGACGGCCGCTGTCGGGGTTCAGGTTGTTACCCAGCGCGGCGTAGTTGGCATGGCGGACGTTCGCAATCGTGCCCACTAGGCAGGCGCATTCGCCGCTGTAGGTCGAGCCATCAACGCGACCTTCGACCAGTGCCGCGCGCACGCCCGCAATCTCCTGAGGTGCGCGAAGCAGCACGTCCCAGAAGTCCATGCGAATGCTGCCGAGGCGGGCGCCATCGAGGCGGGCGCCATCGAGGCTGGCGCCATCGAGGCGGGCGCCATCGAGGCTGGCGCGAACGAGGCTGGCGCGAACGAGGCGGGCGCCATCGAGGCTGGCGCGAACGAGGCTGGCGCCATCGAGGCTGGCGCCATCGAGGCGGGCGCCATCGAGGCTGGCGCGAACGAGGCTGGCGCCATCGAGGCGGGCGCCATCGAGGCTGGCGCGAACGAGGCTGGCGCCATCGAGGCGGGCGCCATCGAGGCGGGCGCCATCGAGGCTGGCGCCATCGAGGCTGGCGCGAACGAGGCTGGCGCCATCGAGGCTGGCGCCATCGAGGCGGGCGCCATCGAGGCTGGCGCGAACGAGGCTGGCGCGAACGAGGCGGGCGCCATCGAGGCGGGCGCCATCGAGGCTGGCGCCATCGAGGCGGGCGCCATCGAGGCTGGCGCGAACGAGGCTGGCGCCATCGAGGCGAACCCCTTCCTGCGTCGCCTTCTCCAGTGCATGGCGCATGTGGAGGCCGGATTCGAGGCCTTTAGGCGCATCGCACTCGAAGAGCACCTTATCGCTGTCGTAGCGCGAAACGATCTTGATCTTGGTTGCTTGCACAGTTACTCCTTCGATGCCACTTGGGCGCTGGGTTGGTTGTTGACGGGTTCAGGGGCATCGCCGAACTTCACGACCACAAAGATCGCGAGCGCGGCGACTATGTAGAGGGCGAAGTCAGCAGCGGTCGGGCCGTCGCGTTCGTCGGGCATGGGCTCAATGCGGCATTGAGAGGAGCGGATGTGCGGGCCAAAGGCTCCTTCGAGGTCACGTGCTGCGCGACCGGTCCAACTGCTATTTCTCACGACTTCCTCCTTGCACGAATCCGTTTGAATGGATCGCGGCCGGCGGCCACGCGCTTCTTGACAGTTCCCCAGGGTTCCCCGAGGACTTCGCACCATTCGGCAAGGCATCGGGTAACGCCGTTGATGGTGTGGAGGTGATTGCGGCGGGTGTTGCGCGCCTGTTCGGTGTAGGTGGCCCAGCGCACATTCCCTGGTTCGTAGTTGCCCAGGTTGTTCAGGCGCTCGATCGTCATTCCCATCGGACGCGGCCCCATGAAGGCAGCGAATGCTTCAAAGTCATCGAGCCATTCAGCGCACACCTTGATGCCTCGCGCGCCGTAGCGGTGGTAGTTCTTGTCCGCCGGATTGCCGCAGCGGCGCTTCATTCCCTGCCAGACGTGGTAGACCGCCGTCTTTGATTGGCCGTGCGTCTTGGCCATCTTGGAGATGGTGGCTTTCACCTGCTGACGATGAAAGCAACCGCAGCTCACTGTTGTTCCTTCGCGCAAACTAGCAAGGCGCACGACTTTCTGCGTACCGCATTCACAGCGGCACACCATGGCGCGCAGAGATGCGCCGTTTGCTTTCCGCTGGCGAGGCGCTTCTTCGATGACGGTGAGGCGCCCAAATCGATCACCGGCAGCAACGGGGACCATCGTGCGGGGGTAGCGGCGGGTGTTCATAGGACCCCCTTCGTTGCAAGGTTGATGACGATGCGCGGCTGAGGCACAGCAAACCCAGCCGGCGCCACCGAGTGCCAGATCTCGCCGTCAGGGTCGACCTCGGCCTGCAGCTCATACAGCTTCGTGAACTCGTCACGGCCCGCGCGCCACGCCTCGTGGTTGTCCGTGTGCTCGTAGTTCCAATCGGCAATGCCGAGCTTCCGGCGGTACTCCTTCACGCGCTCCTCGCGCTCGAAGTCGTTCAGCAGGTTCTGCTCCGCCGCCAGCACCAGCGTGCGGTTGAAATCGGGGCCGGTGGCCTTGAGGACGGCGGCCATCTCAGGCTCCCAGGCGCGCAGCAGCTTGCTTCTGCGTGATCCAGTTGCGCAGGCCCTTGCCGTAGCTGCCGGCGCGGCGCTGCTTGAGCGTCAGGTGCTGGTGGTCGCCGCGTCCTTGCTTGTGGAAGCGGCCGGGGCCCTTCTTGGTGAAGGAAGGGCTGCGGTGGTCCTGGGTTGCTTGCATGTCTATCTCCAAGGTGCTGCGGGATGCAGCGCTTGGGATGTATTGTCACGAACGTGATTTATTCTGTCAACACGTTTGTGATGCAAAATCACGAAAAGGAGAAGTTGAGGCGAAAAAAAGCCCGCGCACAGCGGGCATGACTAAGAAGTCGCCCTCTACTGGTTGCGAGCGAACCCCCGAACAATCCATTCAATCAGCTTGCATGCCACCAGGTAGAGAGCGGAAAGCCCTGCCATGCGCAGTAGAACCTCGAAAAGCGCGAAGCCCGGCAGATCGCCAGTCGCAAAGAGGGTGAGTACGACCAGCCAGAAGAGACCAAGCAGTCCCAGCGCAACTCTCCACAAGCCACGATGCCAGTTCATGTTCATCCATCTTCCCACTTGCCGATGATGGTGCCTAGCACTCGGAAGGGCTGCCGAATGGGCTCATGCGACGGATTCAGCGGCTGAAGCCACTGTCGACCATCTTCGTTCTTATAGACCTTGAACGTCACTTCATCTTCTCCCTCTAGTTTCGCAATGATTCGATCTCCATTGACAGGTGATCGCTTCTCAGGATCGACAAAGATTAAGCAGTGCTCAGGGTACGACTTCGTGTTTCCGTGGGGCGCAGTCATGCTGTCGCCCTTGACACGCAGGGCATAGGTGCTTGAGCTGTGCGGCCGCGGGCAGGCATACCAACTCTCGGCGTCCCCAGGTTGGAGCGGGTCATTGGCTTCATCCCAATTGCCTGCGCGCACCCATGAAATAAGGGGCACTTCGCCAAGCAACTTTGGGCCGGGGCCTACGTTGGATTCGCTCTCCCAAGCGCCTCTCCCAGCCTCAATCCATGCAACTGAGGCATGAAGGGCGCGTGCAATCGCGTTCAGTTCGCGAGGCTTCTCGCGCGCGCCCGACTCCAAATTCCCGATCGTGCTCGTAGACACCCCTGCAGCTTCTGCGAGGGTTTTTTGTGTAAGGCCGCGCTTGTTTCGCGCGAACTTGATTCGTTCGCCAATGGTATTCACGAGTGTGATTTGACAAGGGACTTGCGTCACGTTGGTGTTTCCAGCAAAATCACGAATGTGACAAACAAGGACCAGCATGAAACCAAGTGAAGACAGCATGGAGGCACTCGATGAGGCCATTGCTATTGCCGGTGGCGTTGGCGTTCTGGCGAGCCGGATTGGAGTGGCCGCCAGCGCGCCAAACATGTGGAAGAAGCGCCGAAGCGTTCCTGCCGAGCACTGCCCAGCGATAGAGCGCGAGACTGGCGTTCGGTGTGAGCGCCTTCGTGCTTGCGTTCCCTGGGATGTGCTCCGGATGCAGAGCCAGCCTGCAGTGGAGGCCTGACCCATGCGCCCCCTTCTCCTCCTCCTGATGCTGCTCGACCTCGGCCTGGTCGCCTACGGCGTCCACGAGCGCATCGCCTCCGCCGTCCTGGCCGGGTTCCTCTGGGCCGTCGCTGCTGGCTTCGGGTTGGGCTTGCTTCAGCAACCCCGCAAGACCTTGTAGGGCCGCCATATGCACATGCACCCACCCTCGACAGCCGATTACTGACCCATTTCCCTCACCGGGCGCGTGCCGCTCGGCAGACCCGCCAACCGAACCCTTATCAACACCATGTATTCCGATCCCGCCCTGATCCGCAAGCACTTCGTGAAGCTCAGTCTGAGCGACCGCGAGGCCGATCTGATCAATGCCTTCTGCACCTACTCGGGCGAGCAAAAGGCGACGTTCCTTCGGGACTTGATTCTGCGCAAGGCGGAAGAGGTGTTGCATGTAGGTGAGTCTGCGTCCGGCGCCTCCGCAATGCGAGGCGCTAACCAGTCTCTTTCGGCGGCCTGATTGGCTGCTTTTTGGGCCTGCCTCCTGAACTTTTGAGTAGCTCGAAATGGACTCGAAAGTTTCCGCCATCGCGTTGACCGACCGCGAGCTTGCCGTGGTTCAGGCCGTGGCCAACGAACGCGGTGTCACGGTCGAGGAGGCATTCGAGCAGCTTGCTCGCGAGGCCATCGAGGCGCGTTTCCGCCGGCACACGGGCCGCGCGCCAGCCCGCGTCTATCCCATTCGAGGAAAGCAATGATGAACGCAGAACAGCAGAACTTTTCAGTTACCGGGAATGGCGACCTGTTCGGGTACACCCCCCCCCCAACCCGCCTTCAAGGACATCCGCAACCAGCGGCCAAGCACCGCGGAGGAGAAGGCCGCGCTCTGCCTAACGCTGGGCGAGCTGTGCCGCAAGGTGCCGCACAGCATCTGCAACGGGGGTGTGAAGTCGGTGCGCGAGTGGCGCGCGCACCTGGAGCAGGCGAAGAAGGTGCTCGGAGCCAAGCGCTCGAGCATTGCGGAGCTAACGAACGCCATTGCGCAGATGCGGAGCTACGCATGACGCCGGCGCTCACACAAGCCATGGTCGACGGCATGGACGATACAGCCGGCCTGATGGCAAAGAGCGTCGGCCAGCAGCTCACCCTTGAGGCCAATGCCGCGTGGACGAAGCGCGCTGCGGTCGAACTGCGCTCCTGGCTGAACTCGCGCAAGGCTGCTGGCGCCACGCACATGACGATGGAGGAGTTCCGCCATGTCGCCCAGCAACAGCCCGAATCCCACAAGGCGTGGGGTGCGCTCACCACGGTGGCCAAGAACATGGGCCTGATCGCTCACGACGGCTACGTGCGTGCCCAGAGCGTCAAGACCCATGCTCACCCGATCGGGCTCTGGAGGATCGTGTGATTTCACACGCGGCTAGGGTAGCTCCCGAAAAGGTGGTCTTCCGGCCCTCCCTGCCGTTGTGCGTTTTGCCGGGCATGACGGAGATGCAAGTGACAAAGATGACTTTTGCCGAGCAAATCAAGCACCCCAACTGGCAACGAAAGCGCTTGTCGGTGTTGGAAGATGCAAACTGGGAGTGCGAGAACTGCGGCGCGACGGATGTGACTCTGAACGTGCACCACAAGCAGTATGTCAAAGGGCGCATGTATTGGGAGTACGAGCGACACGAGCTTGAGTGCTTGTGCGAAGACTGCCACAAGGCCCACCATGATGCGCAAGATGGTTTGAAGCAGCTTCTGGCGGAAGTGGATATCAATGCATCGTTCGCGTTGATCGCCGGGTTCCACCATCATTCTGACTGGGTCGACCGCAAGAACATCGAGCGCGGCCGCGATTGCGATGCCCTGGCCTACGCAGCGGGCTTTATCGCTTGGATGGCGCATGGTCTCGAGATCGACGAAATGCACAAGGTCGGCGAGTTCATCGCGTCCATGTGCCGCGAAACATCCGAAACAACGCTTGTGTTTCGGGGCGCTAGTCGCGTGTTTGGGAAGGCTTAGTTGTGGCCCGCATCCGCACGATCAAGCCGGAGTTCCCTCACAGCGAGAGCATGGGGCGGGTGAGCCGTGAATCTCGCCTGTGCTTCATTCTGCTTTGGACGATCGCGGACGATGCCGGACGGCTTCGCGGGAATTCGCGAATGCTCGCGAGCCTTCTCTACCCCTACGACGACGACGCCAAGAAGCACATTGATGGCTGGCTCGATCAACTTTCCAGCGAGGGCTGCGTCGCCCGCTACGAGGTTGATGGAACGGCCTATTTACAGATCCTGAACTGGGCGTCTCACCAGAAGATCGACAAGCCTTCTCCTTCGAAATTGCCAGCTTTCGTCGAGTCCTCGCGAAAGCTCGCGAATCCTCGCGAACCTTCGGCATTGGATCAGGAAGGGAATGGAGAGGAAGGGAGTGGAAGTGGAGATAGCGCCCCGCCGCAATGCGTCGAGCCGCCGACGCTCACGCTGACCCTGAACGACAAGTCCGAACACCCCGTTTACCCGGCTTCGATTGTCGAGTGGCAAGCGACATACCCAGGGGTCAACGTGCCACAGCAGCTTCGGGAGATGAAGGCTTGGTGCACCGCGAATCCGACTAACCGGAAAACCAAGCGTGGCATTGAAGCATTCATCGTCCGATGGCTCAGCAAAGAGCAGGACAAGAGCGGACAGCAGCCGCGCTTCTCTTCGCCTGTGGGCGTCACTGTGCCAGGGCGTGAAGGTCGAGATCCCGCCCTCCTGAAGATCGAAGAGGACAGTAAGAAGGCTGCGCCCGTCCCGGCAAACATTCTCGAGAAGTTGCATGTCCTCAAGGGCAATGGAGTGAGCGCATGACCCGTCGACACGCTGCGATCCAGCTCTTGCGCCTCGGCCCACTGCCACTTCGTGAATTCGTAGAGATCACTGGATGGCCCTACAAGACCGCCCGGCAAACCATTTCCCGCCTGCTCGAAACGGGCCACATCTACTACCTCGGCGAGCGCCCGCACGGGGTTTACGGAGCGTATTGATGAACTACGACATCTGGCCGGGCATCGGCCTTTCCGAAGAACCATTCGACTGGGTGAAGTTCACAGGCTCGGCAGCACTGAGCGCCAAGAGCACGGCCAACGTGGACCGGCGCCGGAAGGAGGGCAGCGATTTCAGCACCTTCCACGGCATCAGCAGGAAATCGGACGAGCTGAGCGCCCGCGGCGCACCGAAGACGCTGCGCGGCCGAGTGAACCCCGCTACGGGATACGGCAATGTTTGCCGTCCAGAGAGCCACAGCGGACGCATCCGTGCTGCGCTCGCCAATGGTCCGATGACTCGCGCGCAGATCTGTGCCGCCACCGGCGTCAAGCCATCGCACATCACCGCCTACATGAAGAACGACGTCGACAAAGGCCGCGTCATTCTGATCGCGGTGGAGGGCGAGTACCAGAAGTTTGCCCTGGCGGGAGGTGTGCATGCATGACGAACTTGGAACGCGAGCTGGATCACCTGGCGCGGAACTCGAGATGGCACCCGAACTGCGCGGAGTACTGCATGGCGAAGGCCAACTGGCTGGCGCAGAAGCGGCCGGAGGAGTTCGAGAAGCTGCCGGCGCTGCTGAGCCGCGCACTGCACGACAAGGCCACCTCTACGGGTGGCGGGGAAACGAAGTGATTGCCCTGAACTCCGGGAGTCTGGCGCGCGTGGTCTACATCGATCCGACGTGGGAGTGGTGCTCGCCGCCTTTCCATGTTGACGCCAGCGAACTGGTCCCGCTGCCAATGCGCTACTTTCACGGGGAGGTGCCGCGATGACCGCTTTCGCCCTCATCAATCCCGTCCAGGCCGTCCAAGTCTGGGAAGCCCAGTTCCGTGAGACCGTGAAGCCAGAGACGATGGCCGGCCACCGCTTGCTGATGTCGATCCGCCGGGAGACTCGTAAGGATTCGCAGAGCGCTGTGTTCCATGGGCTTATTGGCCAGATTGGCGCGCATCTTGGCGGTGAACTCTCGGACAAGGATGACGCCAAGCGCATCCTGCTCAGCGCCTTCCGTATCGACACGCTCAACACGCCAGACCTCAAGGACGAATGGGCGAAGCTGGGTGATCTCAGGATGGGCCGTGGCCTGCGTGGCGAAGTGGTGCTGCTCGGCAACCAGACGCGCGAGCTCTCGGTCAAGCTGGCATCTGCCTTCATCACATGGCTGGAAGCGTTCGGCGCGGAGCATGGTGTGCGATTCAAGACGCCGAAGTCGTGGGGTGACGCGCCTTGAAGATCACGCTGCCATGGCCGGATACTCGCCTGAACCCGAACAACTGGAAGGGCCAGCACTGGGGGGTGACGAGCAAACTGCGTTCACAGGAGAAAGAAGCCGCCTTCTGGCGATCCAGGGATGTTGTGGGGCGCACCGATTCACGGACGGTTGCCCTGCTGTGCAGTAATCCACTCCGCGTGGACATCACATTCAATGCGCCCAACAAGCGAAAGCGAGATCTCGACAATCTGCTTTCTGCTCTCAAGCCCAGCCTTGATGGCATTGCCTTGAGTCTGGGCATTGATGACGAGCGCTTCCAGTTGATCTCTCTTCGACGAGTGTTTGTGCATGGGCGCTCAGGGTCTGTCGATGTTGAGCTGGCGGTGATCGCATGACCTTCGCCCGCAAGCCCTACATCCGCAAGCCGCAGCCGCTTTACGCGCCGGTGGAGCGCCGCGGCACCTATGCCAACCAACCGTTTTCTGAAAAAGTAGTTGGAGTGCCGAAGACCAAGCGGGCGGCCGGCGGCGTACTTGAGCAGCTGCACAAGGCCCGGCTCGTCGAACTGGGCTGCATGTGCTGCCAGATGGCGCTGGGCGTCTGCACTCCGGGCGTGGAGTTGCATCACCGCCGCGCCGGCATGGGCTGGGGGAGGGGGGACTGGCTGACCCTGATCCCGCTCTGCCCGGAGCACCACCGCGGCGCCACTGGCGTGCATGGACTCGGCACGAAGGGCTTCCCGAAGCACTATGGCTTCACCGAGCAGGACATGCTCGACAAGGCGCTGCAGCTGCTAAACGCCACGACAAAAGGAGGAACCCCATGAACAGCGTAGTCCTATCCGGCAAGCTCCGGCAGCAGGCCCGGATCGGCCGCCGCCGGCTGCTGAAGTTCGATGAGAGCGGGAACCGGATCGGCGAGTCCAACCCGGCCGCGATCCTGTCCGACCACGAGGTGGAGCTGATGCTCGAGCTTCGCCGCGAGACCGGGCCGGACGGCCGCCCCGCGCACTCCTATCTCTGGCTGGCCGAGAAGTTCGAAGTGTCCCGCGAAACCGTGCGCTCGATCTGCACCGGCCGCCGCCGGGCTTGCTTCGTGGCACGGACTGCGATGGAGGCCGTATGACTGAGAAGAAACTGACACCCATGCAGGAGCGGTTCGTCGCCGAGTACCTGATCGACCTAAACGCGACCCAAGCGGCCATCCGTGCAGGGTACAGCGCCAAGACGGCAGAGCAGCAGGGGCCGCGACTGTTGGGGAATGTTGGAGTGGCTGCTGCTATTTCACATGCCAAAAAGGAGCGCATCGCCCGACTGGAGATTGATGCCGATTGGGTGCTGAAGCGACTGGCCCAGGATGCGACGGCTGACTTGGCCGAGCTCTACACCGAGGCGGGCACGCTGAAGCCCGTTCACGAGTGGCCGCTGCCGTGGCGCACGGGCCTCGTGGCCGGCATCGAGACGGTGCAGGAGCGAGACGGCGAGGATGCGGATGGGAATGCGGTCTACGCCACGGTGCGCAAGGTGAAGCTGCTCGACCGCACCAAGATGGTCGAGCTGATAGGGCGCCATGTGACCGTGGGCGCATTCAAGGACAAGTTGGAAGTCGAGGCCACCGTGATCGGCCTAGCTGAGCGCATGCGTGCGCAGAGGGGGAAGTGATGTCTGTGCCGAATTGGGAAGAGATTGATCTTCGAAAGCTGGTGATGGATTGCATTCAGCCGTCCCAAGAGGAGTTGAGGCGGCGTCATCGCGACTACCTGCGGGCCATCGAGCCGCTGACGGCGCACGTGGTGTATCTGTACTGCGTTTTCCCACCGCGCTATCTGCTGAACACAGAGACCAAGGAAATCACCACCATCCCTCCTGACTTCCCCCCGTGGGCGGAGGAGTCAATCACCATGACGAAAAAGATGATCCGCGAGATGGCCTCGTCTTTCGGCTTGGATGTGCGGAGCTGGGACCACAAAGAGGGGGAGTAATGAACCTCGATCCAAACAGAGTGGCGACGGCGCTCCAGGCTTGTGAAGAGATGGAGCGGCACACTCGTTCAATGCTTGCAGAGTTCCCAGACATGCCGTTGGCGGCGCGAGAAGAGATGCTGAGGCATTTAGAAAAGATCGAGCGCGACCGGGCCGCACTCAGAAATGGACTCCAGTGACCGACGCCGACATCGCCGAAGTCCTGAAGTACAAGCACGACCCCCTGGGGTACGTGCAGGCCATGTTTCCATGGGGCGTGAAGGGCGGCCCGCTGGAGAAGCACCCAGGGCCGCGTGACTGGCAGGCGCAAGATCTGCGCGACATCGGCGAGCACCTGAGCAACCCGGAGACGCGGTACAAGCCTCTATTGATGGCAACAGCATCCGGGCACGGCATCGGCAAATCTGCTGATGTGGGAATGATCTGCCAGTGGGGCATGTCTACCTGTGCGAACACCCGGATCGTGGTGACTGCGAACACCGAAAGCCAGCTGCGCACCAAGACCATGCCAGAGATCGGGAAATGGTTTCGCATGGCCTACAACGCACCGTGGTGGAAGCCTGCGGCGATGCATGTGGCGTCAGCCGATCCTCAGGCAGTCGGGTCCTGGCGGCTTGATGCGACGCCATGGAGCGAGAACAACACCGAGGCATTCGCCGGCCTGCACAACCAGGGCAGCCGCATCATCATGATCATGGACGAGGCCTCAGCCATCGCGAACAAGGTGTGGGAGGTGGCCGAAGGTGTGCTGACCGACAAGGACACGGAAATCCTTTGGCTCGTCTATGGGAATCCGACACGCAACACTGGCTACTTTCGAGAGTGCTTCCGCAAGTACCGCAACCGTTGGAAGACGAAGCAGATCGACAGCCGAACGGTGGAGGGCACAAACAAGGAGACGCTGCAGCAGATGGTCGACGCCTACGGCGAAGACAGCGATATCGTGAAGGTCCGCATCCGTGGCATGTTCCCCAGCATGTCCGCCAAGCAGTTCATCGGCACCGAGGACGTCGATGCGGCGCGCGGCCGGCATCTGCGGCCCGAGCAGTACGAGTTCGCGCCCAAGATCCTGACCTGCGATCCGGCATGGGAGGGCGACGACATGCTGGAGATCGGGCTGCGCCAGGGCCTGTACTTCCGCATCCTGGCCACCATTCCGAAGAACGACAACGACCTGCAGGTGGCCGCGATCCTCGCCAAGCACCAGGATGAGCAGGGTGCGCAGGCGGTGTTCATCGACGCAGGGTACGGCACTGGCATCTACAGCGCGGGCAAATCCTGGGGGCGCAACTGGCAGCTGGTCTGGTTCGGCGGCGAGTCGAGCAATCCGGCGTACCTGAACAAGCGCGCCGAGATCTGGGGCCTGATGAAGCAGTGGCTGAAGGATGGCGGCTCGATCGATGACAAGGACGATGCGCTCTACCAGGACCTGATCGGGCCTGAGACGGTGGGCCGATCGGACGGCAAGATCCAGCTCGAGTCGAAGAAGGACATGAAGGCGCGCGGCCTGCCATCGCCCGGCAAGGCGGATGCGCTGGCGTTGTCGTTCGCCTATCCGGTCAGCCCGGCCGGCATCCACAAGGCGCCGAAGCGAGAGTACGACCCGCTGCGCCGCTGAAAGGTACGCGGTAGCCCTTCCGATTCCCACAATGCGCTCACTTTGAGGCGCCCCATGGCGCTCATTGGGGGCTGAACTATGGGGATCGAAACTGGCATCGGAGCGCTTCTCTCGGCGGCTGGCACTGCTGCCGCTACTGCCGTTGTCGGTGCCGTCGTCTCCAAGGCCCTCGCGCCCAAGACGCCCGAGCAGAAGCCTCAAGCTGTCACACAGGCCGACGCGCCGCCGAAGCCGCAGGCGGTTCAAGACCCGATGGAGACGGCCAAGAAGAACGCGCTCGCCGCGTCCGCGAGCGGACAGCTCTCCGGCAACAACTCCACGTTGCTCACCGGCTCCAACGGTATCAACCCGGCGAACCTGAGCCTCGGCACTTCCAGCCTGCTGGGGCAATGAGCGAGCAAATCACGCTCTCGACCCGCGACCGGGTGCTTCGCCGCATCAAGGCGCTGGAGCTTGAGCGGTCGTCATGGTGGGGGCATTGGAAGCAGATCAACGACGTGCTCATCCCGCGTTCGGGCCGCTTCTTCGTGACGGACGTGAACCGCGGCGAGCGCAAGAACGACATCCTCGACGACACCGGGACGGCCGCGCTCACCACGCTGGGCGCCGGCATGCAGTCGGGCATGACCAGCCCCGCGCGCCCGTGGGTCCGGCTGGAAACTGATGACCCAGAGCTGATGGAGAACGCCAACGTCTCCAAGTGGCTCGACGACGTGACGCGCACCATCCTGAACGTCTTCGCGCGGTCGAACACCTACAACTCCCTGCACTCGATGTACGAGGAGCTTGGCGCGTTCGGCACGGCCTGCGCGGTGGTGCTGCCCGACTACAAGAACGTCATCCACTTCTACCCGCTGACCATCGGCGAATACTCGCTGGCAGCAAGCGACCGCAACGAGATCGACACACTGGGCCGGCATTTCCAGATGACGGTCATGCAGATCGTGCAGCGCTTCGTGGCGCAAGGATCGGCAGAGCGCAAGTCGGGCTCCTGGGACTGGTCGAACGTCTCCACGCAGGTGAAGAACGCCTGGGATTCGCACAATCTCGACATCTGGATTCCGCTGTACCAGCTGATCGACCCGCGCCTGGAGCGTGACCCATTGAAGCTCGACAGCAAGAACATGCCGTGGCGATCGATCATCATCGAGAGCTCGGGCAGCGATGACAAGGTTCTCCGCGAGTCGGGCTACAAGCGCTTCCCCGTGCTGGCGCCGCGCTGGCAGGTGACGGGCAACGACACCTACGGCTCGAACTGCCCTGGCATGCGCGCCTTGGGCGGCATCCTCCAGCTCCAGCACGAGCACAAGCGCAAGCTGCAGGGCATCGACTTCCAGGTGCAGCCGCCGATCATGGTGCCGACCTCGCTCAAGGGCCAGGACTCGGACTTTCTGCCCGGCGGCGTGACCTACTACGACGCCATGAGCGGCCAAGCCCAGCCGGCGCGCTCGGCGTGGGATGTGCAGCTCGACCTGCAGCACCTGCTGCTCGACATCCAGGACGTGCGCCAACTCATCCGCTCGGCCTTCTTCACCGACGTGTTCCTGAGCATGGACAATATGCCAGGCATTCAGCCTCGCAACGAGCGCGAGGTGCAGGAGCGCCACGAAGAGAAGCTGATGATGCTCGGCCCCGTGACCGAGCGGCAGCAGGGCGAACTGCTCACCCCGCTGGTGAACATCGCTTTCGACGCCTGCATGGAGGCCGGCATCCTGCCCGAGCCGCCCGAGGAACTGCAGGGCGTCGAGCTCAAGATGGAGTTCGTCAGCGTGCTGGCGCAGGCCCAGCGCTCTACGGCGATGGCTGGCGTGGACCGCTGGATCGGTGCCATCGGCGCCATCGCTGCGGCGAAGCAAGACCCGAGCGTATGGGACAACGCCGACACCGACCAGGTGGTGCAGGACGCGGCCGGCTACCTCGGTGTCTCACCCGAGATGGCGCGCGGCAAGGAAGACGTGCAGGCCATCCGCGAGTCGCGCGCGAAGGCGCAGCAGGCCATGGCGCAGCAGCAACAGGCCGCGCAGGCGGCCGAGACGGCGAAGACGCTGGCGCAGGCGCCAGTGACGCCTGACAACGCCCTGGGCCAAGTGGTCCGAGGGTTTTCGAATCAGTAGGAGCCCACCATGATTTCCACCAAGATGTCGAAGGAGGAGGCGAAGGAATACGCCTCCGGCCCCAGCGCCGAGAACGCGCCCGCCTACAGCTGGGGCACGAGCCTGTGCCTCGACGACGAACTGCTTACGCGCCTGGGCTTCACCGAGCCGCCACCGGTGGGCACGGTGCTCACGCTCAACGCCAAGGTGACGGTCACATCCACTGGCGTGAATCAGCAGCAGGATGGCGACAAGGAGTCTCGCTGCGAGCTGCAGATCACGGACATGGAACTGAAGGGCGAAGGGCCTGACGCGGCCAACGTCCTGTACGGATAGCTCGGGGACGCCCACTCCTTTCACTCGGGACTTGCCACCTGAGAACAGCTCGATCTCGCTAACCAGCTGTGGCCCGGACTCATTCCGCGGCTGGCATGCGCAAACCCCTGGGCGTCGGAAAGAACGGAAGGGGCAAGACGGGAACGGCTCAAGGGGTACGCGGTAAGCATCCCCACTTCTACATTCGCCGCCATGTCAGCAGTGGGACAAGACCTATCGGCGGAGCGAGAGGCAAAGGCGAAGGCCCAAGCGCTCGACGAACGCAACGAAGTCGACGAACTGCTCTGGCTGATGAGCGATCCGCGCGGACGCCGCTTCATGTGGCGTCGCCTGAGTGAGAACGGCGTCTACCAGCAGACCTATGTGCCGGGGTCCTTCGACCAGTCGGCATTCAACGAGGGTCGCAGGGCCATGGCCCTGAAGCTGATGAGCCAGATCATGCAGCACTGCCCGGCCCGCTTCACCGAAATGCAGAAGGAAGCGAGCAAACATGAGCGACGCAGCAGCAGCACCGGCAGCAAGTGAGACGGTCTTGACCGCAGAGGCATCGGCGCCCGCCGCCGCCCCCGCGCCGGCCGAAGCGCCTGCGCCCGCGCCTGCACCGGCGGCCAGCACGGTTCTCACCACGGAAGAGCCCAAGCCCGACGACGCCCACAAGCCAGAACTCACCGATGCCGAGAAGGCCGCGGCCGAGGAAAGGGCGAAGAAGGACGGCGAGGCCAAGGGCGCGCCCGAGGAGTACGCCGAGTTCAAGCTGCCCGAAACGTTCAAGGTGGACGAGCCTGTCATGGGCGAGTTCAAGACCCTGGCCAAGGAACTCGGGCTGTCGCAGGAAGCTGCGCAGAAGCTCGTGGACATGCAGGCCAAGCTGCAGGCCGGAAACGCTTCGGCGTTCACCGAAACCCTGCAGGCACACGTCGACAAGACGGCCGGCGAGTGGCGAGCAGCCGCGAAGGCCGACCCCGAGTACGGCGGCGTGAAGTTCGACGAGAACGTGGCGATCGCCAAGCAAGCGCTCGATGCCTTCGGCACCCCCGAATTGAAGGCACTCCTGAACGAATCGCGTCTGGGCTCGCATCCCGAGGTGATCCGCTTCATGTTCAAGGCGGGGAAAGCAATCAGCCAGGACAGCTTCGTCAGTGGGCGCGCATCCAGCGCGGCCAAGGACACGGCCAGCGTTCTCTACGGAACTCAAAACTAAGGACCACACATCATGGCAACTCTTCCTTCGCGCGCAGGCGCCGTCACGCTGACGGACTGGGCCAAATCCATCGATCCGGACGGCAAAACCGCCAAGGTCGCCGAACTTCTGACGCAGACCAACGAGGTTCTGCTCGACATGCCCTTCATCGAGGGCAACCTGCCAACCGGTCATCGAGCAAGCATCCGCACCGGCCTGCCGACCGCGACGTGGCGCAAGCTCTATGGCGGCGTGCCAGCAACCAAGTCCACCCGCGCACAGGTCGACGACACCTGCGGGATGCTGGAAGACCGCTCGGAGGTCGACAAGGATCTGGCCGACCTCAATGGCAACACCAACGACTTCCGTCTCTCCGAAGCGCAGGCCCACATCGAGGGCATCAACCAGGGTTTCTGCGACACGCTGATCTACGGCGACCAGACGATCAATGAAGAGCGCTTCACCGGCCTGGCCCCGCGCTACTCGCTTCTGTCGGCTGGCAACGGCAAGAACATCGTCGACGCCGGCGGCTCCAGCACGGACAACACCTCGGTGTGGCTCGTGGTGTGGGGGCCGCAGACGATCACGGGCATCTTTCCGAAGGGCTCGAAGGCCGGCCTGATCCATCAGGATCTCGGCGAGATCGACGCCTTCGAGGCAGGCACGCAGAACCGCTATCGCGCGTATGCCGACCGCTGGCAGTGGAAGGGCGGCCTGCACGTCAAGGACTGGCGCTATGCGGTGCGCATCGCAAACATCGACGTGTCCGACCTCGTGGGCCAGACTGGCACGCAGGCTCCGACCGCCGCGACGGCGCTGGTGAAAGTCATGGTCCGCGCCATGAGCCGCATCCCGATGATGGGAATGGGCCGGCCCGTGTTCTACGCGAACCGCACGGTCAAGGAGTTCCTCTCCATCGCCGCGCTGGACAAGTCGCAGAACGCGCTGGCGATCCAGCCCGCACTGCAGCAGTACGGAACGATCGCCCCCGGCTCGCTCGGCAACGGAACGCTCACGTTCCTGGGCGTCCCAGTTCGCACCGTGGACCGCCTGCTCGAAACCGAGGCCCGTGTGGTCTGACCCCGAACTCCAGGAGAACACCATGATCCTCGATACCCAAGAGCAATTCTCGGCGGCCCAGACGGTTGCCGCTGCTGTCGGCGACATCGTCTCGACGAACGTCTACGACACCGGCGCCGCGGCTGATTCGGGCGCAGGCGAGCCCGTGTGGCTTTTCGCGAAGCTGGTGGCTGCGCTGACTTCCGGCGGTGCTGGCACTGTGCAGGTCGTGCTGCAAGACTCGGCGGACAACTCGTCCTTCGCCGATGTTCTGGCCGGCAAGGCCTTCACCACCACGACCGGCGTCGCCAATGCGGAACTCATCAAGGTCCGCCTCCCGGTCGGCCTGCGCCGCTATCTGCGCGTCGTCTACCGCATCGCCGGCGCAACCACCACTGGTGGCACCGCCAGCGCCTACCTCACCAAGGATGTCCAGGCCCAGCAGTACGGTGCCTCGGGCTTCACCGTTCAGTAAGGAGAAGCAGCCATGGCAAAGCAGCCTCAAGCGCCCGTTCCCGGCAACGCAGTGCCGAAGCAGCCCAAGGTCATAGGCGAACGCAAGTACGCGCGCATGGTGCGCGCCCGTGCTCGCGGCTACTACGGCCAGATGCGCGAGGAGGGCGAAGTGTTCGAGAACACGCTCGACCTCAGCACCTATCCCGAGAAGGCTACGTCGTGGATTGAGGCCGTCGAAGGTGCGCCCGCTCCCGAAGAAGAGTCGAGCGAAGCCTGAGCCGGCCGCGCTCGTAGATAAAGAGATGGGCGCTACGGCGCCCATTTTTCCAACTGGAGATAGACATGGCCGACAAACTCGTTCCCTCGCAAGACGACACCGGTGCGATCCGCCGCTTCCGCGACATGGGCGACGGCACGTGGGCTGAGGTGACGTCGCCCGCTGCGGGCGCTGCTGGCGCTGCCGGATACCCCGCTGGCGCCGTGCCGGTTGCGGCAAGCACGCAGACATCGAATGCAACCTCGACGGCGACGTTGCCCGCGGCTGTAGGAAAAACAACCTACGTGACCTCGTTCCAGATCAGCGGGACCGGGGCAACGGCCGGCAATTTCGGCGGCGGCACGCTGTCTGGCGTGTTGGGCGGATCGCAATCGATCTTCATCAACATCCCCGCTGGCGCCTCGACCGCCGCGATTCCTGTGGTCGTCAACTTCAATCCCCCTCTGCCGGCGAGTGCTGTGAATACCGCCATCCAGATCAGCGCTGGGGCGTTTGGTGCCGGCAGCTCGTTCCAGTCTGTGTCGATCCAAGGCTTTCAGCTCTAAGCCATGGCCTCCGAAGTCGACATCTCCAACCTGGCGCTTTCGTACCTTGGCGACGAAGCAGAGGTCACGTCGATCAAGCCTCCAGATGGGACCGCCCAGGCAGCCCACTGTGGGCGCTTTTACCCCATGGCGCGCAACGAACTGCTCGAGATGCATCCATGGTCCTTCGCCGTGGTCCGCGTCTCGCTCAACGTGATCGCGAGTGGGGCGCCCTCTGAATGGGCGTTCGCGTATGCACTGCCGGCGAAGTACCTGCGCGCCCTCGCCATCCTGTTGCCGGACGCGCTTGATGACAAGCATGGAGAGGACTTCATTGTTGAGAGCGATCAGGACGGGAATGGGGTCATCTACACCAATGTCGAGGCGGCTACGCTGAGGTATGTCCGCTTGGTGGAGGACCCGACGAAGTTCACGCCCGGATTTACTTCTGCCTTGGCCAGGCTTTTGGCGTCGAAATTGGCTGGGCCCATATTGAAGGGCGCAACCGGCATGCAGGTGGCGCAGGCTCAGCTGAAGATCTTCCTCGTTGAGCTGGCAAACGCCAAGACGCAGGATTCGAATTCTGGACAGCGAAGCAGCTACCGGACCCGGCTGTCGAGCACCGAGCTCGCCAGGGGTGGTGTGCATGGTGGCTCGTGCGTTGACCAGTATGGATGGGTGCGCGGCGCATGAGCAACAAGACCCTTTCAAGGTCGTTTGCGGCGGGGGAAATCTCCCCGCTGCTGTATGCGCGTCTTGACCTGGACAAGTTCCAGACAGGCGTGGCGCTTGCGCTCAACATGGAGACTCTTCCTCAAGGGCCGGCGCAGAATCGGTCCGGCTTCGGGTACGTGCTGGAAGCCAAGGACAGCAGCCGGCCGGTGGTGCTCCTGCCATTCAGCTACTCGACACAGCAGACGTTCGTTCTGGAGTTTGGCCACAAGTACGTGCGCTTTCATGGGTTCGGTGGGACCCTTATGGAGCTTCCGGTCACACTGAATAACGTGACGAACGAGGCGAACCCCGTTTTCACAACGATCAGCGCGCATAACTACGCCGTAGGGGATTGGATACAGATCGGGTTTGCAGGCGGAATGCCTCTGCTGACAGGTCGATGGGCGAAGATTTCCTCTGTTCCTGCGGCCAACAAATTTACCCTGGTCGACCTCTTCGGGAATGCCATCAGCACGGTGGGCATGCCTCTGACAGAGGGCACTGGCAGCGTTTCTCGCGTATATGAAATCGCGACGCCGTATGACAGCGCTGACCTGGGCACCTTGCACTACGTCCAGTCGGCCGATGTCCTCACGCTGGTTAGCCCCCTCTATCTTCCGATGGAGCTGCGCCGCCTAGCCGCCACGAACTGGCAGCTGGTCAATATCCAGTTCGCAAGCTCTCTTTCGCCGCCACAGTCCAACGGCGCCATCCCTTCGGCGATCACGCACACCTACAGGGTTGTCCCCATCATGCAGTCGGCGCCCGGGCTGCCCTCTGCAGGAGCTTCGTGCAGCAACGATCTAACGATCCCCGGCCGATTCAACGCCATCGGCTGGACCAGCGTTTCGGGTGCGATTGGCTACTACGTCTACAAGCTGCTCAGCGGCACATGGACTTTCATTGGGATCTCGATTTCCAGTCCGTCGTTCATCGACGATTCCAGCGTTGTCCCCAATCCATCGGTTCCGCAGTTCTCGGCTCCAGGGCCGACCACGACTGTGACCGCCACGGCCGTTGCGCCGGCGAGCACTGGCGTGTCCGTGACGCCCACCGGTGGCGGTGCCATCTCATACAGCTACCGTGTCACGTCCGTGGCAGCGGACGACAGCGAGGAATCGATCGCCTCGGGCACCGTGACCGTGAGCAACGACCTGAATGTTGCGGGCAACTTCAACACGATTCAGTGGCCGGCCGTGCCCGGAGTGACGAACTACAACGTCTATCGCTCGCTCAACGGCATCTACGGCTTCATTGGACGGGCGGGTTCTGACTGCACGTTCGTGGACCGAAACATTGCGCCAGACGCCAGAACAACGCCTCCGATTCAGGTGAACCCATTCCTTGGGGCCGGGAACTACCCCCAAGCAGTCACCTATCACCAGCAGCGCCGTGCATTCGGTGGCACGCTGAACGCGCCACAGACCGTATGGATGACGCGCTCGGGAACCGAAAAGAACATCGGCTACAGCGAGCCTTCGCGCGACGACGACAGCGTGATCTTCCGCCTGGTGGCACGCGAGGCGAATACCGTCCGCCACATGGTCCCAATGGGGGAACTCATCCTGCTGACCTCGGGTGGCGAGTGGCAGGCCTCTTCGTCGGACACTGGCGCTCTCACGCCGTCGAGTGTGAGCGTGAAGCCCCAGGGGTATAGCGGCGCGTCGAATGTCCAGCCTGTCGTCACCGACCGAACCATCCTGTTCGCTCAGGACCGCGGCGGCGCGATTCGCGAATTGGAGTTCAGCTGGCAGCAGCAGGGCTACCAGACGAGCAACGTCTCGATCATTGCTCACCACCTGTTCGACTACTACACGGTGGTTCAGATGGCGTTCACGCGCTCGCCAATACCATCCCTCTGGTCGGTGCGAAGCGATGGTGTCTTGCTGGGCATGACCTACGTTCCTCAGCAGGAGATCAAGGCCTGGCACCAGCACACGACAGACGGCGCATTCGAGTCTGTGTGCGTCGTGGCTGAAGGCGATGAGGATGTGGTCTACGCCGTCGTGCGCCGGCAGATTCTGGGCATCACCAAGCGCTACGTAGAACGCAAGCACACGCGCCGATTCGACACGCCGGCCGATCAGTTCTTTGTGGACTCGGGGCTTTCGTATGTCGGCCCGGAGGTGTCCGCAGTGGGAGGCCTCTACCACCTTGAGGGGAAGACGGTATCCATCTTGGCGGACGGCGGAGTTTCGCCGCCTCAGGTTGTTGTCAATGGCTCTGTGAAATTGGATGCACCTGCGAGCAAGGTGCAGGTTGGGCTGCCCTATGTCTCGCGGCTGCAGGGGCTGCCGCTCTCCATCTCGACGATGCAGGCCTTGGGGCAAGGCACCGTCAAGAACATCAACAAGGCCTATCTCCGGGTTTACTACTCAAGCGGGTTCAAGGCCGGACCAAGCTTCGATAAGCTGCGCCAGTTTCCTACGCGCTCGTCAGAGCCGTATGGCTCTCCGCCGGAGCTGGTGACAGGCGAAGTGCCGCTGACCATCGACCCTCAATGGCAGAGCGATGGCACATGGTGCATTGAGCAAAGCGACCCCGTGTCGCTGACGCTATTGGGGCTCACCCTGGACGTGACGACGGGATCATGATCATCCGCCCCGCCACTGTTGACGACCTCGAAAAGCTCATTGCTATGGGGCAGGCCCTGCACGACGAGAGCCCGCGCTACCAGGGCATGGCGTTCAAGCCGGCCAAGCTGCGGGCGCTGTTCGAACACCTCAAGGGTTCGGTGCTCGCGCCAGGGGGGTGCGTGTTCGTCGCCGAGCGCGAAGGCGAAATCGTCGGCATGACCGTTGGGCTGATCGTCGAGCGCTGGTTTAGCGATGAGCGATTCCTGACCGACCTCACGCTGTACGTGAAGCCGGAGCACCGCCGCGGCACGACCTTCATGCGGCTGGTGCGCGCGCTGGAAGCGTGGGCCAAGGCGGAAGGTATCGCCGACATGGCATTGGGTGTCAGTACCGAGATTCACGCCGAGCGCACCGTAGAAGCCTACGAGGCGATGGGCTACCGACTGGCCGGCTACACGATGGTGAAACGACATGGGAATTGAAACCTCTACTGGCACGACCGGCGGTTCTGGCCTCTCCGGCGGCCTCCTCACTTCGGCATTTGGGGCGGGGATGTCCGCCACGAGCGCCTACACGCAGGCGAAGAACCAGCAGGCGGCGCTGCAGGCCGAAGCGCAGGTTGCAGAAAACAATGCAACCATTGCCGGCTGGCAGGCTGATGACGCTCTGGCCAGAGGTGAAATCGCGGCCAATCAGGCGCTATTGAAGGGGGCGCAGGTCAAGGGCTCACAACGCGCTGCTTTCGCGGCAAATGGTGTCGACCTGTCCGTAGGGTCAGCGCAGAACATTCTGAACGACACCGACTACCTGACCTTGGTGGATGCGGCCCAGCTGCGTGACAACGCCGCGCGCGAGGCGTGGGGCTATCGCCAGCAGGCCCGCCAGTACAACGACCGGGCAACGGCCGCGCGCAACGGCGCGGGCAGCATCAGCCCTTGGCTTGCTGCCGGCACGTCGCTGCTCGGCAGCGCCACGAGCGTCGCAAGCCGGTGGTATCAGGCCAGCGCGCGGGGAGGCTGACCATGGCAACTGTGCCGAGACTCACCGCCCCCAGCGTTTCGCCCACCGCGGCGCCCGACTTCCGCCAGCAGAACCCGGTCAACGCCGACCTGCTGAACACGGGCGCGCGCCAGACCCAGCAGATGGGCGACCAGCTCGTGCGCCTCGGCGGCGAGATGGAGGCCATGCGCAAGCAGGCCCTCGACCAGGCCAACGCCGTGCGCGTTGACGACGCCCTCAACCAGGCCACCGAGGCTGCGCTGCGCCTGCAGCACGACCCGAACGAGGGGTACACCAGCCAGAAGGGCTATGCCGCACTCAACCGCGAGAGTGGGATGCCTCTGGCCGACGAGTACACGGGCAAGCTGGACGCCACGATCAGCAACATCTCCAGCACGCTCGGCAACGACCGCCAGCGGCAGATGTTCCAGATGCGCGCGAACAACATCCGCACGCAGTTCCTGGGCTCGGCCCTGCAGTACGAGAGCAAGGAGCAGAACGAGTACACGATCAGCGTTCGTGATGGCACGGTGAAGAACGCCGCCAACGCCCTGGTCCTGAACTACACCGACCCCGAGAACGTGAAATTGCAGGAAGACCGCATCCGTGCGGCGATTCTTGGCGCGCAGGACCCGGACACCAAGACCTTCATCCCAGGTTCTGCACAGCTGGCCGGCAAGTCCGCCACCTGGGCGCAGGAAAAGGCGGCCGAGGCAATCAGCGGCGCGCACCTGGGCGCCATCAAGGCCGCGCTCGACAAGGGCGACGTGAATGCCGCCATGGCCTACCGCAAGCGCTATGGCGACCGGATGACGGCCAGCGACATGATCCAGATCGACGGAACGCTGCAGCGCGACTACGACGTGCGCACGGGCGCGGCCGTGGCTTCGCAGATCGTGACGGGCACGCGCTCGACGGTGGACCCCACGAGCTTCGACCGGCTGACGAACATCATCCAGGGGATCGAGAGCCGCGGCCGCGCATTCGGCGCCGACGGCAAGCTGCTGCAAGGCCCCATGACCCGATCGGGCGAGCGCGCCCAGGGCGACATGCAGGTGATGCCGTCGACGGCGAAGGACCCGGGCTACGGCATCCGGCCGGCCGACATGAGCGGCACCCCTGAACAGCAGGCGGCCGAACTGCGACGCGTGGGCCAGCAGAAGCTGGCGGCGCTCGTGAAGCTGTACGACGGCGACATCGCCAAGGCCAGCGCCGCGTACAACTGGGGCGAGGGCAACGTGGACAAGGCAGTCAAGGCTGCGCAGGCGAACGCCGGCAAGGGCGAGCGCGTCGCTCCCGATGCATGGCTGGCCAGCGCGCCGGCCGAGACGCGCAACTACGTGGCCAGCGTGCTGCGGCAGATGAACGCGCCGGATGGTGGCGTGCCGCCGCGCCCGACGCTCGACCAGCTGCACCAGGCCGCGCGCGAGCGCCTGGGCCCGAACGCGAGTCCGCTGGCGGTCAAGACGGCCATCGACCAGGTGACACAGCAGTTCGAAGACCAGTCGAAGGCGCTGGCCCAGCGCAAGGATGAAGTCGTCACCTCGGCCATGCAGGAACTGGTGAAGAACGGTGGTCGGTTCAGCGAGCTGTCCGCCGGCACGCGCGCCGCGCTGACTCGCTATGCCGCGGACAATCTCGACGACGTGATGAGCTTCGGCAAGAAGATGGCGCTCGGAGACGACACCACCGACGACCGCCTGTATCTGCGCTTGACCACGAACCCGCAGCTGATGGCGAACATGACGGACGCACAGTTCTTTCAGCTGCGCAACGGTCTGTCCAAGGCCGACTTTGACCACTTCGCCCAGAAGCGCGCCGACATCCTCAGCGGGAAGAGCAGCCAGAGTCCGGGCGAGCTCAACGACAGCGCGATCAACCGGGTGGCAAACCAGCGGCTGCAAGGTCTTGGCATTGCGACCGGAAACCTCAAGCCAGGCTCTGCGGAAGAGCTGCGGGTTGGCGCGATTCGCCGGTTCATAGACTCGAGCATCATCGATGCACAACGCCAGGCCGGCAAGAAGTTCAACGACGCCGAGACGCAGGCCCACATCGACGGCCTGTTCGCCAAGAACGTCACTTTCCGCCGCACGTTCCTGGGCTTCGGCACCGGCACCACGGGCCAGCAGATGCTGTCCATGAAGGTCGGTGACATCCCGAGCGACCAGGCCGACGCCATCAAGAAGGCATTCAAGGCCCGCGGCAACTCCAACCCCACGGACGCCGACATCCTCGGCGCCTACTTCGCTTCGCATGCCGGCGCCAAGGGCGGCGCACAAGGATCGTACTGATGGCCGACAACTTCGACGCTGCGGCAGCGGTGGACCGCTATCTGAGCGGGGCCGCGCCCACGCCTGAAACCACTCTGCGCGCCAGCCTGCAGGATGCGGTGGGCCAGAACCCCGACCAGGCGGCCGACTGGCGCCGCACGGCCGCCACCATCGGCGTTCCGATCGACACCGCGCAGGCGTTGCCCGACTGGGCGAAGCAGCAGAAGGCGCTGGCCGGCATCGACACGAGCGCGCTGGCCGCCATGAACCCGGTGACGACTTCGTTCCTGTCCGACCCGACGAACGCGGCCATCGCGCATGACGACACCGAGAACATGGGGCTGATCGAGACGCTGGCGAACAGCTTCCGCCGCGGCGTGCCGGGCCTGCAGCAGGTGCTGAGCGCCACTGCCTTGCGCTCCAACGTCGGCGCGCTGGAGCAGTTCGACGCCATCGCGGCTCGAATCGACGCTGGCGAGAAGCCGACCAGCATCCGCGCCGCCGATGACCCGATGGGCGTGGCTTTCATGACGCCCGAGCAGCGCGCCAAGTTCCGCGCCAGCATCACCACGCCGATCGGCGGAAACATCGCCTCCGTGGTGCAGACCCAGAAGGAGCGGCAGGCCATCCCGTCGCCAGCAGTGGTCGACCAGGTAATGAAGGCCGAAACCTTCAAGCAGGCTATCAGCGCCTTCATGACCGATCCCGTGAAGTTCATCGCGAGCATCGGCCCGGAAAGCATGGTGACGAACGCGCCCGGCCTGGTGGCGGCGATCCCGGCAGGCATGACCGGCGGCCCGGCGGCGGCGGCCGCAACCCTGGGCACTGGCTCCTTCATCACCGACTACGGCAGCACCATCGTGGAGGCGCTGACCAAGGCGGGCGTCGACGTCACGAAGCCGGAGCAGGTGCAGGCGGCAGTTGCCGATCCGGCGATCATGAACAGCGTGATCTCGCAGGCTATCGCGCATGCGGCCGTGGTGGGAACGTTCGACGCTCTGAGCGGTGGCGTGGCGTCGAAACTGGCGCTGCCGAAGGGCGTGGCTACGAAACTGGCCCTGAAGCCGGTGACGCGCGAGTTGGCCAACGTCGCGGCCCAGGTGCCGATCCAGGGCGCGCTGGGCGCGGCCGGCGAGGCGGGCGGGGAGATCGCCGCCGGCCAGAAGCTCGATCCTGGCAACATCCTGGCCGAGTTCGTCGGCGAGGCTTTCACCGCGCCGGCCGAGATCGCCAGCATCGCCACCACGCAGGTGCGCGAGCGCATCGCCGAGGGCCGCGCGGCGGAAGCGGCGGCGGCGCGCATCGAAACGCTCACGAAGCTGGTGGAGGCGAGCAAGCTGCGCGAGCGCGACCCCGAGACGTTCAAGGCGTTCGTCGACCAGGTGGCCGAGGGCGGCGATACGCCCAGCGAGCTCTACATCAATGCCGAGGCACTGGCGAACACGCTGAACCAGTCGGGCATCACCATGACCGAGCTGCAGGCGCTGGCGCCGAGCGTAGCGACGCAGATGCAGGCCGAGAACTTCGTGCCTGGCGCCGATCTGCGCATCCCGGTGTCTGAGCTGTTGGCCGCGCCGAGCGAGATCTCCGCCACGCTGGTTGATCACCTGCGCACCAGCCCGGAGGCAATGAGCCGCGCTGAGGCGGGCGAGTTCCTGAAGGCCCAGGGAGAGGCGATCCGCACCGAAGTGGAGGCGGCGCTGTCCAAGCGCGAGGAGCGGGATGCGTTCCAGGCCAGCGTGAACCTGGCGCGCGACCATTTCAAGGCGGAGCTCGACCTCGCCGGCCGCTTCCGGCCCGAGGTGAACGAGGCTTATGCCCAGATGTTGGGCAACTTCTATGCCACCCAGGCGCAGCGCGCGGGCATGGCGCTGCCCGAGTTCATGCAGAAGTACCAGTTGCAGGTGACGGGGAAGACGCCGGCACGTGGGCAGACGCTGGAGCAGGGCGCCTCGACCATCATCGGTCGCGAAGACTTTCTGGCGATGCCGGCCGACGCCAACGGCGCCAGGAGCATGGACGACTTCTCCGACCAGACCGTGGCACGCGTCGAGAAGGCAATTTCCGCCGGCCAAACAGTCACTCTCTACGCGGACGGCAAGCCTCAGAACATCGTTGCCGTCTCGCGGGGGATGATGCAGGACGACAAAGGGCAGCGCTGGGGGTTGCTGATGCTGGCCTCGGATACGAACGGCAGCAACCGCATCGAACTCGGCGCGGCGCCGTCGTCAAGTTCTGCGACTGTCGGTCGAGCCAGCGCGCCAACGGCGCCGGTTGCGCGCCATCCACGCGCCACGCTCTCCTTCGGCGAAGACATCACCCAGGCGCCGAGCGTGATCGCGCTGCTTGAGGGCGCGGATTTGAGTTCCTTCCTGCACGAGAGCGGGCACTTCTTCCTGGAGGTACAGGCCGATCTGGCCGCGCGTATCCAGGGCAAGATCGCCGATGGCGACACGGTGACGGCAGGCGAGCGGCAGGTGGTGGACGACATGAACACCGCGCTGAAATCGTTCGGCATCGAGGGATCGCCCACCGAAACCCCGCTGGCCCAGTGGCAGAACATGACGCTGGAGGAGAAGCGCGACCACCACGAGGCCTTCGCGCGCAGCTTCGAGCAGTACGCCATGGAGGGGAAGGCGCCGAGTCAGGCGCTGGCCGGCGTGTTCCAGCGCTTCCGCGCCTGGCTGGTGTCGGTCTACAAGACCCTGGCCAGCCTGAACGTCAAGCTGACAGACGATGTGCGGGCGGTTATGAACCGCATGCTGGCGACCGATGAGGCGATCCAGCAGGCGCAGGACGCGCGCAACATGGGGCCGCTGTTCGAATCGGCTGAGCGTGCCGGCATGACGCCGGAGGAGTACGCCGACTATCAGGCTCTGGGGCAGCGCGCCACCGACACGGCCGACGCCGAGTTGAGCCAGCGCCTACTGAAGGACATGAAGTGGATGAGCGGCGCGCGCGACCGCGCCCTGAGGGCCCGGCAGAAGGAGGTGGCAGCGATCCGCCTTGAGATCCGCAACCAGGTATCCCGCGAGGTGATGGCGCAGCCTGTGTACCAGGCGTGGCAGTTCCTAACCGGCAAGCAGAACAGGATTGCCCCCGGCACCGTGGCGACCGAGAACGTCGACACCGTGCAGGAATCCGGCCGGCTGCGCACATCGCTCGTGAAGGAGATGGATGAGTTCTCTGCCGAGACGCTGAAGCAGCGCCGCATGCTGAGCGAGAAGGACGGCATGCACCCCGACATCGTGGCCGAGCTGTTCGGCTATCCCTCGGGCCAGGACCTGATCGTCGCGCTGGCAGCCGCCGAAAGCCCGAATGTCGAGATCGACACCATCACCGACCAGCGCATGCTCGAGCAGCACGGCGACATTGCCAGCCGACAGGCGCTGGAGCGCGCGGCCGAGGAGGCGATCCACAACGAGGTGCGCGCCCGGGTGATTGCGACCGAGTTGAAGGCACTGGCCAAGGCCACGAGCGTGCGCGAGTCCAGCGACAGCCTCTACACCGGCGGCACCGTCGACGTGATGGCGCGCGCGGCGCGCGAGTACGCGGCCCAGGTGGTAGCGCGCCAGAAGCTCAAGGACCTCCGGCCGGCGCAGTACACCGCCGCCGAGGCCCGCAGCGCCAAACTTGCCGTCGAGTCGCTGGGCAACACCGCCGAAGCTGCGATGCACAAGCGCAACCAGCTGGTGAACAACTTCGCCGCGAAGGCCGCTTTTGAGGCCCAGGCCGAGATCACCCAGGCGAACGAGTTCTTCAAGAAGGTGATGAAGGGCACGGGCGAGAAGGTGAGCAAGACGCGCGACTTCGGCATGGTGCAGGCGGCCCGCGCCATCCTGGCCGAGTACGGCATCGGCACCAAGGGCGAGTCGGCCCTGAAGTACCTCGACTCGGTGGCGCAGGACGACCCGGGCATGCACGCCGTGCTGCGCGACAAGATCGACGCGCTGACTGCCAACGCCAAGCCGGCCGGCGAGATGACCGTGGATGAGTTCCGCGGCTTGGTTGAGGAGATTCAGGGCCTCTGGTACATGGCCAAGCGGTCGCGCCAGGTCGAGATCGATGGGCAGCTGCTGGAGCGCTCGGCTATCCAGAACGATCTGGTGACGCGCCTGCACGAGATCGGCGTGCCTGCGCGCGTGCCTGGCGAGGGTCAGGCCGTGACGAATGCCGAGCGCAACCTGACGCGGCTGCAGACGTTGCAGGCCGCGCTGCGCCGCGTGGAGTCGTGGGTCGGGGTGAAGGATGGCACGCAGGCCATGGGCCCGTTCCGCCGCTACATCTGGCAGCCGGTGAAGGAGGCGGCCGACGCCTACCGCGCGGACAAGGCCAAGTACATCAAGCAGTACAAGCAGCTGCTCGAAACCGTGGACCTGGGAAAGTCGCGCATCGCGGCGCCCGAGCTGGGCTACACCTTCGGTTTCTCCCGCGGCGGCAGTGGCAAGCAGGAGATCCTGCACGCCATCCTGCACACAGGCAACGAGAGCAACAAGCGCAAGCTGCTGCTCGGCCGCGGGTGGGCGACCGAGAACGAAAACACGCATGAGATCGATACCTCGCGCTGGGATGCCTTCGTCGCCCGGATGATCGCCGAGAAGGTGCTGACCAAGGCCGACTTCGATTTCGCACAGGGCGTCTGGGATCTGCTGGAGAGCACCAAGGCGCTGGCGCAGAAGGCGCACCGGGACGTGTTCGGGCGCTACTTCGACGAGGTGACTGCCACCGAGTTCACCAACGAGTTCGGCACCTACCGCGGCGGCTATGTGCCGGCGATGATGGATTCGGAAGTGGTGAAGGACCAGGCTACCCGTGCGCTGCAGGAGGACGAAAACCAGACCATGGCCTATGCCTTCCCCAGCACCAGCAAGGGCTTCACCAAGGCCCGCGTCGAGCACAACAAGCCGCTGCTGCTGGACCTGCGCACGCTGTCGAGCCACATCGACAAGGTGCTGTTGTTCTCTCACATGGAGCAGCCGATCCGCGACGTGCGCAAGGTGCTGACCAGCAAGGACGTGTCCGAGCCGCTGCATCGCATCGATCCGCAGGCATTCGATGGGCTGCTCACGCCCTGGTTGAATCGCGCCGCGCGCCAGACCATCGAGACGAAGGTGCCCGGCGACAACGGCACCATGCGCTTCTTCTCAAAGCTGCGCCAGCGCGCCGGCCTGGCCGCCATGTTCGTCAACGTGTCGAACGCCGCGCAGCAGATCACTGGCTTCAGCCTGGCAGCCGTGAAGGTGCGCCCGAAGTACCTGCTGAGCGCCATGGGCAACTACCTGATCGCGCCGCGGCAGATGTCCAAGACCGTTGCCGAAAGCTCGGTCTACATGGCGACCCGCATGGACAACGAGGTGGCGGCGATGACCGACGCCATCGACCAGATCCTGCTGAATCCGAACGTCTACGAGAAGGCGCAGAACTGGACGGCAAAGCACGCCTACTTCATGCAGTCGGCCGTCGACAACGTCATGGGGCCGATCATCTGGACTGGCGCCTACAACCAGGCGCTCGAGCAAGGCCACAGCACGAAGGATGCCGCGCGCCTGGCCGACTCCGCCATCCGCGAAACGCAGGGCTCCACGCTCGCGGAGGACGTGTCCCGCATCGAGACGGGCAATGCCTTCGTGCGCATGTTCACGCAGTTCGCGGGCTACTTCAACATGCAGGCGAATCTGCTTGGCACGGAATTTTCCAAGGCCTATCACGAGTTGGGCCTACGCAAAGGGATGGGGCGTGGCCTCTACGTCTTCATCCTGGGCTACCTGGTGCCCAACATGATGGCGGAACTGATCGCGCAGGCATTCAAGGGTGGCCCAGACGACGAGGACAAGGACGGCAGCACGCTGGATGACTGGATCAAGTCCGTGGTGATTCTCGGCAATGTGAAAACCTCGCTAGCGATGGTGCCTGGCGTTGGGCAACTGGCAAATGCCGGCATCGCCACCTTCGTCACAAAGACGCCAGCTGACGATCGGATCACGACATCGCCTGCAATTAGCATGGCTGAGAGCGCTGTCGTGGGCAATATCAAGACGATCAAGCAGCTGATCGAGAATGGCGAGGTGGACAACGGGCGGCGCGCGGTGCGCGACCTAGCCACCCTGATCTCGCTGACGACCGGCCTGCCGGCCTCGGCCATTGCGCGGCCGCTGGGGTACGCGGTTGGTACTAGCGAAAACAAAATCGCGCCCACCGGCCCAGTTGACACCGTGCGCGGGCTGGTCACAGGAACACCAAGCCCGGAATCCAAGCGATGACTGTATCTGCAACAACGCGCAAAGCCGGACCATACGCAGGCAATGGTGTCGGAACCATTTTCACGTTCAGCTTCAAGGTCTTCGCGAAGGCCGATGTGGCTGTGGTTCTCACAGATTCCAATGGAGTTGCCACCACCCTGGTGCTGGACTCCGACTACAGCGTCCTATTGAATGCCGATCAGGATTCAAATCCTGGCGGGTCAATCACTTATCCTGCTCTGGTCGGGCCAGCGCCGCTCCCGATCGGATCGACGCTGACCATGATCGGTGGGCTGCCCTACGACCAGAACACTGACATCACCAACGCCGGCAGATTCCTTCCGCAAGTTATCGAGGATGCGCTCGATAAGGTCACCATCCTTACGCAGCAGCTGAAGGAGATCACCAGTCGAACACTGCAGGCTGCGGTTGGGACCACGGTTTCCCTCATCTTCCCGGCGCCCAGTTCTGGAAAATTCATCAAGTGGCGTTCTGACCTTCTGGGACTTGAGAACGCCGATGCTGGCACCGATTCGATGGTGCTGCAGGGCTTGCTGGCCGATGCCGTAGACCCTCTGCACGGTTCGCAGATGGTAGGCACGCGGGTCCCCGGGATTGGTGCGGTCGGCCGAAACGTTTCCACCAAGCTCGCTGATTCTGTCAGTGTTCTCGACTTTGGCGCTGTTGGTGATGGCGTCACAAACGATAAGTCGAAGTTCGACTCAGCGATGGTGGGGCGTTCAGGGCAACCAGTCACGATGCCAGGGGATCGCGCCTTTCTGTTGGCATCGACGCTTGCCAACAACGGTACGCTTTCCTGGCCGCGCGGCTTCTACTCCAACACCACCAACACTGACCCGCTGGATTGGTCAAAACTGCGCCCTGCTCAGGCGATGACATGGGGCAGTGGTGGGCGTGCGAATCTCATGGTGCTGAACTCCAATTTCGGGGAGCACGAGCTTTACAACGCTGTCTATCCAGGTGTAATCCACTTCAGCAATCTGAGCAGTGTCGCGGAAATTGCCCCTGGCTCCACGATCTATCACACAGCCGCGATAACGGGAGCGATCAAGGCCAGCGCGCCTGCTTCCGGCATCAATGGCAATGGCGTGGCGCTGTACGGCCTTGGCACGGCAGAGGTGAACAATGCTGCGCTCTGGGGTGTTAACACGCTGCTGCAGGATTCGTCGACCAGGGTTGCGGGCACTGGCACTGGCCGCGTGCTAACAGGCGCTGAATTCGACTTCAACATCATGAATCCTGGCACGCAGGTCATTGGTGTTTCGGTTGGTGGCAATTCGCTGTCGCAGCCCACGAACGCCAATGCCTTTTTGGTGAACACGCTGAGCCAAGCGCTCGGCTTCCGCTGGACCACTGGGTTTTTCTCGCTCGATGGGTGCGCAAACAATGCGCTTGCAGTGGGTGCGTTGAACACGTCTGGCGTGAACGTACCCTCGCAGCAAATCCTCTTCTCGCATTTTGACAATGCTGGAGTGAAGAGGCCTGCGACGTTCGCCCTGTATCCGGGCGGTGCCAGCGCGCCCGACGATGCATACCTTGTCATCAATGGCACGACCCGCGTGAGCCTGTCCATCACGAACGGCGATCTGTTGCTCAACTCCGGTCGGCATGTGGTGATCGATGGCGCCACTGTCCTGTCGAATCGAGTCAGTGGGTGGGGGCTTCCCACGGGCACCCTGAATCGGGGGACGTTCGATCAGAGCTCAGTGACCCTTCCTCAACTCGCCCAGCGCGTTGCTGCGCTGATCACCGATCTTTACAACGGCCACGGCCTCATCGGAGTCTGAAATTGTCAGCGCCAGTCGATTCCATTCAAGAGCCTTTTGCGCCTCTGTCACAGGATCTTTCCGAGGCGGAAGTGCTGAAGATGAAGAACACTGAACTGCAGCGCCAACTGATTCAAGTGCAACGCGCATATCTGCAGCTCCAGAACCAAATGGCAGTCCTGCAGATGGAAAAGCTCGACGTCTTGGAAAAGACGCTGGGCGAATAGTGCGGTCTGGGAGGCGCGCATGACCCAAGAAACCCAGCCTGGCGAACTGCCTCGCGTCACGCGCGTGATCGACATGAAGCTGCCACTCACGTGGCTGCTGGGCGTCGGCTTCATGATCATCGCCGGCGGCTTCGGTCTGTACCACCAGATTGGGAGCCAGGGCGAGAAGCTGAACGAGGTGAAGGACCAGATCAAGGCCCTCCAGATTGCAGTGAACTCTGGCAACAGCCAGTCGACCACGCTGGCCGGCGAGATCGCAATCCTGCGCTTCCGGGTGGAGACGCTGGAGTCGGACAAGAGGAGGGCGCAATGACCAATCAGCCTATGCACTTGGCAGACGTGATCGCCAAGATTCTCAACCCAGGGCTCGCCATGTTGCCGATGGCGATGGACACGCCTCGCGCGCGCCTCATGCTGCTCACGATCGGCCGGCAGGAATCGAAGTTCAAGGACCGGGCCCAAGTGCTCACCGGTGGCGGCAAAGGGCCTGCGCGCGGCTTCTGGCAGTTCGAGCAGGGTGGAGCGGTCAAAGGCGTCATGAACCATCCGGCCACGTGTGAACATGCGCGGCGCGTGTGCGATGAGCGCGGCGTGCCATGGGACCGCGCAGCGATCTGGGCAGCGCTTGAGCAGGACGATCTGCTGGCCTGCGCCTTCGCGCGCCTGAATCTCTGGTGGGCGCCTGGCGCGCTGCCGGAGATCGGTGACAGCGCCGCGGCGTGGAAGCTTTACGCCGATGTGACATGGCGCCCTGGCAAGCCTCATCCCGAGACTTGGCAGGGCTACTACAACGAGGCGCGTGCAGCGCTAGGAGTTTGATCATGGGCGCACTTCTCTCCCTCATCCCCGTCTTCTCGCAGCTGCTGGACAAGATCCTGCCCGACAAGACCGCCGCCGACGCTGCGAAGCTGAAGCTGGTCGAAATGGCCCAGCAGGGCGAACTCGCTCAGCTCCAGGCTGACACCGCCATTGCGACGGCGCAGACCGAGATCAACAAGGTGGAGGCATCCAGCACGCGCCTGTTCGTGGCGGGCTGGCGGCCGTTCGTCGGCTGGATCTGTGGCTTCGCGGTTGGCTTCAAGTTCATCGGCGGACCCGCGCTCTTCATGGTGGCCCAGGCCATCGGGCATCCGGTCGAGCTGCCGGTGATCGAGACTTCCGAACTGTGGCCGCTGCTGCTGGGCATGCTGGGCCTTGGTGGCCTGCGCACCGTCGAGAAAGTCAAGGGCGCTGCTTGAGCACCCCAGCCATCACCCTGATGGCCTCCTCCGCGCTCTCCGCGAGCGTGACGGCCCCGGCCAGCCCGGGCGCCAGCTTCTGCGCCCCATAGCCCACCACAGGCACGCCGCGGGCCGCAGCTACCCCCACTTCGAAGACTGTTCCCGAATCCGGCTCCTCGCCGCGGAAGGGCGCCAGGTTCGCCACCACGCCGTCGGCGGCGCGCAGCTTCGCCATGTTGGCGTCGTAGATCGCCTGGGCTGACGTGGCGTCGACCTCGCCATCAAAGGGCGACAGAGCCTCGAGCCCGTGCCTCTCGCAGACCGCAGCGAGCATGGCGAAGTGCTGCTCGGCGTCTGGTCGGAAGACGTCAGGGCCGGCAAGGTAGACGCGGGGGCGGGTGGGCATGGGCGCCATGCTACTCCGACCCATTCCGCTCCACCGGCACCACCAGCCAGACCTGCCGGTGTTCCCAGACCTTCTGCAGGCCGTCAATGAACTCGGCATGGAGTTCTGTCCCCGAAAGAAGGAATCCTGCGCCCTTGTAGGGCACGATTACGGGGTCTGTGATCCGCCCGCGGCCGGCCATCTGTGCCGTGCCGTAGCTCACGTAGAGACTGGCCTCGACGATGTTGCGCCCCGAGTTGTTCTTGTCCCGGTCGGATTCGAGGATGGTGATGGTGTAGCGCCCAGGCGGGTCGCGCTCTGCGGGCTTGAGGCGCAGACCCTGGCGCATCAGGAAGGTGACTTCGGCGAAGAACAT